CGCTAGTGGGTGGGACCGTGTGCACCACCCACGTGTACCGGGCCACGCCGACAGGCATGGACCTGCTCAACGAGTTCGAGTTCTGATCGAACCGTGGGGGGCGAGGAAACTCGCCCCCCACAACTTGACAGTCATAACTAGACCTGATAAACTCAGGAACGACAGAAAGGAAACCCACATGGGATGGACAGGAGTTTGCGACCGCCGACCGGCAGTCGAGATTGTGCACGACGAACTGACAGCAGGCAACGAATGGACTGTTGTCGCCAACCGTGGCGCAAAGTATTGGGTGTTGGAGAAAGGCGACACCCGTCTGGCAGTCACGGTTCTGACACGGCGAGAAGGTGGATGGCTCTACACGAAAGTCATTGACGAAGACATGGGGTCTTACGACTACAACTTTCCTGTCAAGTTTCTCGACTTGCTTGACGAGCCTCGCACCGAGTATTCCTCGAAGTGGCGTGACAAGGTGCGCGAACATCACGCCTCGAAGAAGGCGCAACCGAAACTGGAACCTGGCATGACAGTCGTGTTCGAGACACCGTTGGAGTTCACCCACGGCATCGGCAAGCATGACCGCCTGACATACCTTGGCAAGTACAGGTTTCGTACACCGACGGGCGCGTTCGTCAGACTGCATAAGTCGTGGCGCACGAACTACAAGTGGTCGATCGACGGATGATCGACGGACCTGGGCAAGTCTCAAAACTGCCCTACGATCTGACAATCATACATGCACCTGATAGAATCAGGTTCTCCAAAGAGAAAGGAAAGCAATGCCGAATCATTGTGAGAACAATGTCTCCATCGAAGGAGACATGTACGACCTGCTGAGGTTCTGGGAGGCGATGCAGTACGACGACGAGATACGTCTCGCCAATCTTGTGCCGATGCCGGACGGACTGAATGACCGTGACGGCGACTGGTGCGGCTGGGCAATCGAGAACTGGGGCACGAAGTGGGGTGACTACGAACACTACAACATGCTTTTCAGTGCCGAAGGTGGATACATCGACATGTCGTTTATGACCGCCTGGGGGCCGTTCTCCGACGCCTTCTGGCACAAAGTGTCACGCCGGTTCCCCAACCTGACTTTCGTCGTCTCCTACCACGAACCCGGCATGGTGTTTTGTGGGGCGTCGAAGTATCGGGAAGGTGAGACCGTCGCCCAACGACACATCGACGACTACACGAAAGTCATCGGTGAACCCAACTGGTACGACGAGGATAGCGTCGCCCGGTGGCTGGACAGGCTCGCTGATCTCCGTGACGGTCTTGTTCGGGCGTTCGATAGGTGAGACTGGGCGTATGTGGTGGGGGCGAAAGCCCCTGCCACCCATCGCCACGACTTGACAACAACAAGTAGACCTGATAGAATCAGGAATGACAGAAAGGAAACCATGACAACCATAGACACCATGACATCCGACTTGTTCAGTCGGGTCCGAGACAACATCATCAACACCATCGTCGTCGCCTGGGATGGATGCCACAAGATCTACATGGCGATGGACGACGAACAAGCAGAATGGTTCCGCGACAAGTATCCATACGTCGTGGATGCCGACTGTGAGACGATGCTTGCCACCCTTGCGAGGTGGTGGGAGGAGTCCTGCGGTCTGCGGTTCATCCAGGCAGTCCACACCAACCACGACAACCCAAACGCTGGCTATCAGACCATGATTAGTCAGTTCGAAGACGAAGAAAACGAAGACAACGAGGAGGAAGAAGTATGAGCATCGGCGAATACCTAAAGGCCAACGGCTACCGAAACGTGGCCGAATGGGCACTTGACAGCGACTACGAATACCGGCAGGAAATCGACTGCTGGATTGACGAATACGGAAACATCATCGACCCGCGACAGCAACTACTCGCCGCGATCGAAACAATGCTCGAATACGACAAAGGAGGAACAGCGTGAGAACACAAAGATGGAACGACAACGACAAGTTCGCTTTCGCAACAGCGCGACTGCGAGCACAAACCATCCCCAACAAGAAGCGAGAAACCAACCGCAAAGCCTGCCGTCGCTGGACAGCAGAATGAAAGGAACAACCATGACAACGACCGTCATCGCCTGTCCAGTCGGAAAACTCTCCGGGGAAAAGCATTACTTCACCCCCGGCACAGGACAGCGCGTCCACTGGGACGTGATGGGCGACCCGCGCACTAACGTCGAGGTCTGCCCTGACTGCGCGGAAAGCACTCGCTTCATGCGGGCCGATGCGCCACACATCGTGGCATACGACACGCTGATCGACCTGATCGAACGGACCATCGTCGAACTGAGTGCCATCAACGCGCTCCCCGCCGAAGACTACGGGATCGTCTACGCGAACCTCGTCGACACTGCAATGCACATGAGGCTCCGTCAAACGGGCGTCATCAAAGACGAGGATTGCGAGTTGCAGTCCTGAAGTAAACCAAATAACATACAACTATCAACAGAAAGGCAACAATGGAAACCACAGAAACCCGTGTAGGACTCTACGGCACTGACCTGGAAACCTACAAACACAAGCAAGGAACCATCGACGTCGGCGGACTGATCGTCGCCATCAAAGTCATCGATGCACGATTCCGCTACGGACACATCGACCTCAAGGTCGTCCCACTATCGGGACGCGGAGAACGGTGGATGGAAAGCGGAAAAGTCTCCCTGCTCTAAAACAGGGGCATGCTCGGTTCGCCGTCCTGCCGACTGCGTTTCGATGAGACGCACGTCTGGCAGGCGGTTCCACCGATGATCTCGTGAAGAACCGTGCTGCCATCCAACTTTCCCTTGGTGGTTAGACGTGACCAACCGCGAACACGGAAATACACATCCTTTTCGGATCGGAGAATCTCTCTCCCGCAAAACTCGCAGGTGTATTGAGGTGGCAAAGCGTTATTGTAAGACGGCACCCTACCATCTTACTAACACTGCTGTCGTTGTCAAGCCCCGCTAAGAAAGAAAGGTTCGAGCCCCGCTCGCCCTCTTTCTTGGGTGCGCGTGCGGGGCTACAGCGTGTGCGCGTGTCGCTGACGTTTGGTCGGGGTGTGCGCGTGTCGTCGGTTTGGCTGGGGTGTGCGCGTGGGTTTGCTTACGGTGTGCATATGTATGATGGCTGGACCCTGGATTTGACAGGGCTACTTGTTTGTGATAGTGTTTGGTTTGTCGGGGACGGTGAAGATGCCGTACCGCGGTACGATGATTTGACATGCCATGCACCCGTATGGTAGTGTTCACTTCGTCGGGCCAACCGACTAAACCTAAACCTAGAAGGGGGTTCCTATGGCTACTTGCCGTAGTTGTGATCTGCCCACGTCGGGCAAATCTTCCTACTGCGTTACTCACAAGCGCGAGGCACGCGAGGCGTGGAAGGCGAAGATCGCGGACGATGCTGTCGCTCGCGAGAATCGTCGGGCCGAGTATGCCGAACTATGGGCGCGAGCCTGTCGCGAGGCGTGCGAGGCGTGGCGCAATGCCATGCCCGAGGCCATGATCGTGAGTGACGCGAGCACGGGCCAGCGGTGGCATGTCTCCGAGGGCGTGTGCGGGTTCGCGTCGCTGGTCATCAAACCTGCCAACAGTAGTTTCGCGTACTGGTTGAAGAACAATGTTCGCACCAGTAAGCACTATCAGGGTGGCCTGTCGGTGTGGTCGAGCGTGATCGTGCCGGAGGACGCTACCAGCCAGTCATATGACCGGAAGGTGGCCGCGATGCGAGCCGCGGCTCGCGTTCTCACCGAGGCCGGTATCCGCGCCTATTCGTCGGCCCGCCTGGACTGACTCCGATTTGACCCGCACCCTTGGGTCTGCTAGACTCAGGGGTGCGGGGTCAACTCCCAACAAACAGAAAGGAAACTATGGACGGCACACTCGAAATCGCCGACAACACAAAGGACAAGATGGTCGCGCGAGCGATTAGACGGCTCGCCATTATCATCAACTCGAACGGCCTCGATGCTGTCGATGAGACATTCACCTACAGCCCCCGTTACGACCTGAACGTTTGGGAACTAGAGCGAGGCGAGGACGACGAGTTCATCACCTGGGGCATCACCGCCTACCTTTACAAGGGCGATGTACCGCCCACCGAGGCCGATTTCGTTCGGCTCGCAACACTCACACTACGAAAGGAATCAGAGTGACCACCATTCAAGAAATCAAGCAACGGAACCGCAACGCGGGCCATCACTTCTTCGATGAATCCACGATGCGATTCTTCAACTCGCGTGTCTCCGAAAAGACGTTCGGCGACTACTTCGTGACCTCCGAGAAAGGGCCGTCCGGTATCCGCGCCTACACCGTCCGCTATCAGGACGAGAACGGCCATATCCAAACTGTCGGCGAGTTCCAACAGTACGCCACTCTTCAGGAGGCTCTCGCCGTGGCGCGCATCGCGCACCTTCACTCCTGACAGAACCGACCTGGGCATGTCGTGAAACTGCCCGTCCCTAAACCATCAAGAAAGGAAACCATGAGTTACGAATCAGAAGTAAGCGACGCGCTCCGCGATCGCCATGAGCGTCAGGCCGTCCGGTTTGAGGCTCGTCTCGCCGACGAACTGCGCGAAGCCATGAACGATGGCACGATCGCCAAATCCCAGATCACCGAAACCTGGGAAATCTGCGACATCTGCGAGGGTTCCGGCGGGCATGCTCGTCGGTTCGGCACCATGTTCGGAGACGAACTGCAGGAGGTCGGCGAGGAGTTCTGGCAACGGTACACCCGCGGTGACCTTGACGAGCCGTGCAAGGAGTGCGACTCCACCGGCAAGGTGCTCGTCCTCGACGAAGAGGCTCTCTCTTCTGAGGCCCGCGATTACATCAAGGGACTCCGCGACGACTTCTATGAGTCGAAGGCTCTGGAGTGGGCCGAGCGTTTCTGCTGAAACGCGCAATGACCTGGGCATGTCACGAAACTGCCCACCAAAACCACGAAAGGAAAGAAATGACCACCAAATACTTTACCGAATCCGAATGTATGGCTCGGTACGTCAAAGACCCTCACTTCTGCCCGTATTGCGAACACAGGGGCGTTGAGAGCGAAGGACTGGAAGCAGAATCCGACTTTGCCACCGCTCTTGTCAAGTGTCTCTCATGTGGAAAGAAGTGGTTTGACGTGTACCAACTAACAGCCATCGAAGTAGCCGACGAAGACCTCTGGGAAGGAGAGGTTGATTACTCGGCAGAGACGATCAGTAAAATCTGAGAGACTGACCTGGGCATGTCACGAAACTGCCCGCCAAAACCACGAAAGGAAAGAAATGACAACTGAAACATACAATGCCACATACACCCTCTCGTTTGACCGCGAGGCTGACGGAGGACCGGGATACGTTCTTTGGCTACTCAAAGAACACGTCTTGGTCTTTCATCTGATAGGGGGCGAACCATTGACTGCTCGCGTTATCGATGTGGACATCGACCAAAACGAAGTGGTCGTCACCCCATTCATCGACGGAGCCGAGTCCTACTCTGCCACAGAACTGGAAGAGCCAAAGACCATTCGTCTCACCATCGGCAGAGACTTCAACAAAGTCACCTACTGCTGACAAGGGAAAGGAAAGCAATGACAGACAAGACGCGCACCCACGTCGCCACCCTTGACGACGGCTCGCAAATCCTGATCGACATATTCCCCGAAGGGACTGTTTCGGTCGCAACGCGCCCAGACAAGTGGGCAACCTGGAGTCGGCGTACCGACGCTGAAGACAAGACATGGAAGGACTGAAAGAAATGGACTACAAAATCGAGTGGCATCAAGGCAACGAGTCTGAGTCCGGGCGTGCAATGGCCGAATGGTACAAGCACACCGGACACGACATGGTTGTTTCCGTGTCGGACGACAAAGGAAACACGATCACCGTCTTCGCTGACGGCGAGATGCGTTACAACATCTACGAGATGCGCGACGGAAAGATCGAAGACGTTGGCGTTGTTAGGTATTGGGACGACTTCCAGCGATGGGGCATCACTACCGACGAAGACATCAACGACCTTGCAGAGGCCGACATCGAATGGCATGGAGGAAACATTCTCCTTGGCCCGAACGACAAAGGCTTCTACATTGAAGGAATCAACAACCCCTGGTTCGACGCGTATCTCTACAGAGATGGTTCGGACCCCGAGCATTTGGACTGCGTTTGCTTCGACATCAACGAGGCGTTGTCCTTGGCGACCGAAAGCCTGGAGGCAGTCACGATTTGATTTCTGTCAGCCAGTCTGATAGAATCAAGACAGATAGCAGAACCCTATGCACCCCAGCCATCAATAATGGGAAGAACGGGGGTCTGTAAAGGTGGCACGGCCCATTGCCGAAGATGGCGAAGGCACGGCACGGCCACCGTACTATCTAAACCTAAACCACACATAAACACAGAAAGGAAACACCGTGGGGTACTACATTACCGTCACCGGAAATATCACTATCAAGAAGTCCGACGAGGACAAGGCGTACAAAGCAATGTGCGCCCTGAATCAGCAAGACGAACTGAAGCGCGGAGGTTCGTGGGGTGGAGAGCATGACGCTCGCAACCCGCGACCCGAAGGACTCGACCACCACCCTGGCCGGTGGTTCTCGTGGCTCCACCCCGACTATCCGTCGATCTGCGATTCATTCCTCGCAGTCCTCGAACACCTCGGATTTGAGATCCGCAACGTGAACGAGGTCGGAGACTCCACCACCTACGAACTGTATTACAGCAGTAAGAGTGGCCAGGAGGAACTGTTCCTCGACGCATGCGCTCCCTACATCACCGGGGAGACATACTGGGAAGGAGAGGACGGGGAGCGGTGGCGCACCATCTACGTTGATGGCACGTCGGTCACCCAAACGGGACGCACCGTCTATTCCTGACAGCAACAAGACCTGGGCATGTCTTAAAACTGCCCGCCCCTCTCAGGGCGCACGGCGTGTCAAGCCGTGGGTTAAACGAGGCGAGTACCCTGACGCATGAAGCGAGCAGAGGCTAGGGCCGTTCCCTAGCCGATGAAGCCAGCCACGCCAAGGCGAACAACCGAACCCTGACCGACCTGAGCACGTCGAAAAACTGCTCACCCAAATATCACCCATTTAGTGATAAAAGATTCCAACATTGCTGGACGGAAGCCCCGCTCACCGCTACACTTAGCGAAGATGCACGCACCCTCCAGGCGTCGTCGCGATAGCCCCGCCGTTTCTTACTTCCTTTCTGGACGGCGGGGCTTATCGTTTTCCGGCACGACCCACATCGCGAGCGGGGCTCGCGGGCGAGTGCGCGTAGATTCGGTGGCTGGAGGTGCGCGTAGATTTGGTGTGGTGTGAGAGTGCGCGTAGAAATGTGTACGGTGAGCATATGTGTTTCGATTTGACAGGTGTCGCCATATTCTGATAGTGTTCGTTTTGTCGGCCTTCTTTGGCTGGCTGGTGTTCCGATTTGACGGGCATCACTATCTTGTGATAGGATTCGTTTCTGCTGGTAAACCGGCAGGTCGGCTCTCCGATTTGACGACTCTCACAGGCTTGTGATAGGATTCGTTTATCGGTTCGCCGATTAGACCTAAACATAGAAAGGAACATTCCATGACCATTGTTAATGGTGCTTTGACCATTGATTCTGCTGTCTCTCAGTTGGAGACGAACCGGCGTGCTCAGGCCATCTTGAAGGATGAGCGTGAGCAGTTGGAGCAGGCCATCATCGGTTTGCTCGATGACTTGGGGACTGATTCGTATGACAGTCCTACTGGTGTTCGGGTTCGTGTTGAGAATCGTCCGCGTCGCAAGTTCGATGTTTCGATTCTTTCCAGCCTGCTGAGTCCGACTCTTGTTGCGTCGCTCATCCGTCAGGATGTGGACACTGCTGCTTTTGATGCTGCCGTCACTTCGGGTCTTGTGCCTGTTGAGGTTGCTGAGAAGGCTACGAAGGTGTCGTACTCTCAGCAGGTTCGGCTCTATGGGGCGCGAGGTCTCGCGTCCTGAAAGTTTGTGGATGCTTCGGTGTCCACATCAGTCCATGTTTGGTCACATGGATTCCCTTTCCGCTCGTGTCTGCCCTTGTTCGATTTGACAGGGGCAGACAGGGTGGGATAAAATCACCTTGATGGTTGACCAGCCATCAACTAAACCACAGCAAAGGAGCAATACCATAATGACCACAGAAACTTCAACCAACCTCGCCTTGCCTGAGTGCTGGCGAGACTTCCAGGATGCGATGGCCTCTGGCATCGATCGCATCATCTTGTACGGGCCGTCTGGCTCTGGCAAGTCCTACGGTGGCCTCACCATGGGCGATGTCACTGCCGGTTCGTTCCGACTTACCTGCACTGAGGACATGACCAGCGCAGACATCACCGGCCACTTCATCGTGAACGGCAATGTTTGGGAATGGAACGATGGTTCCGTTCTCCGCGCCTGGAAGGGAACTGGCTCTCACGGCGGTCGGCTCGTCGCTGACGAAATCGACAAGGCTTCGGGCGATGTGTTGTCGCAGTTGTTGAACATGTTCGACACTCCCGAATCCGCATCGTGGACTCATCCTTCGACGAAGCAGACCTTCCGTCCGAACGAGGGTTTTAGTGTCGTGATGACCACGAACATCGAGGACATGCGGGAACTGCCAACTGCCCTCAAGGACCGTTTCCCGGTCGCCATCCGTATCAACCGTCCCCATCCGAACGCTCTGCTTCGGCTGTCTCCCGACCTGCGTGACGCGGCTTCTGCCAGCATCGACGCTGACGGCGACCGTCGATTCAGTCTGCGGGCCTTCATGGCGTTCGACAAACTGCGTCCCCAGTTGGGGATGGAGCGAGCCGCGACGATGGTGTTCGGCAAGAAGTCGGGCGACATCATGGACGCCTTGAAGGTGAACGAGGTGTCGGCATGAGCAACCTGACGATTCGTCCTGGCAAGGTCACCCCTACGGGGGTGGCCATGCCGGAATGGCTGTCCAGGCAGGACATCGAGAACGGAGCGTGGAAGGTCGGCGAGGGTCAGGCTCTCCGCGGAGAAGCGTGGACAGATCGGCATCAGCGCATCATGCGTGTACCGTTCGGAGACGACGAGCAGGCTCGTCTGATTCGTGCGCACGAAATGATGCACGCCAAAGTCTCGCCTCCCTTGTTGGACTTCCTTGACAAGTTGGTTGCAAGCCCTGAGGCTGTCCGCGCTGCTGAGGAGTTTCGAGTCAATACCCTTGCGAAGGTCGCCGGTTTCAACATGGACGAACTTCGTGACGGGTCTGAGTCGAACGCTGGGAAGCGTCTCGCAGAAGTCGGCGACTGGAACAACTTCGTGTTGTTCATCGCTGCTACTGCCGGAACCAAAGCATGCAAGGATGTCATCCGCGGTGCTCGCACGCAAAGCGTCGAGTTCGCTGAGGCTGGCAAGCGCATCGAGAAGGCCATCCTGGATCTCTGGAAAAAGGAGATCAAATGGCATGGCCCTCTCCGCAACCCTGCTTCTGTCAAACTGGCTGCTCAACGTGTCGGCTCCACTAACCCAATGTGGCTCAACCCTTACGATGGGACTGCATGCGTCAGAGGTGACATAACTGAGGAGGAGGCTCTGCGGTTCGTAAAGGAACGCGGGGTCGAGTCCATCATCCATACAACTCAAGGCTTCGGATTCACCATCAAGGTCGCCAACCTGCTTGAGAACCTTCTCAAGCACGACGACTCTGCTGGCGATGGCCACGGCACCGAACCGACTCAGATGCCATCGGACGAGGAACTGGACGCGGCGTTGACCACGGGAACAACGTGGGCCAACCTGATCGTGGACAAGAACCTTCCGTTGACTCGCAATGTCGCCGGTCGTCTTGGCCGGAAGCGTGTCGCTACGAACATCGGTGTTAACCCGCGTCGAATCGACCGGATTCTCACCGACCCGGAAATGCGAATCTTCGACCGAACCATCAAAGGTTCGGGAGGTATCGTGCTCGTCGATATGTCGGGTTCGATGCAGATCAGCGAATCACAACTGCGTGACCTCGTTGAAGCATCTCCGGGATGTGTCGTCATCGGCTACTCGCACAAGCCCAGAAGTTCGGGAATCCCGAATGTCTGGATTCTTGCCAACCGTGGCAAGGTGTGTGCCAGCATCCCTCGCGGGAATGGTGGCAACGGTGTGGATGGTCCCGCACTGCAGTTCGCTCAGAAACTTCGCAAGAAGGGGGAAACCTTTATCTGGGTGTGCGATGGTGCGGTCACCGTATCCGACGACTCCATTGCGCCTCGCCCGTTGCTGAAATGGTGCATCGACTTCGTTCGACGCAACAACATTCACATGATCGAGGATGTCGATGGTGCCATCAACGCGCTTCGTCGCGTCAAGAACGGCGGTCGCCTCAACACGAGGCTCGTTGGCTTGCTCAACGAAGCAGCGTACGTTCCGTCCTGACAAATCAACAACGGTGGGGGAGGGCAACCTCCCCCACCACTCTCAACAGAAAGGAACCAAAAATGTCCCGCGGCAAACCGTACACAATGCATATTTCATTCTCGTCGTTCGACGCCATGTGGCGGTACTACGAGAACAACCTGGCAGACAGCAACATCGAACTCTTCGAGGGATGTTCCCTCGATCCAGAGTTCGCTGGTGTCGCCCCGAAGAACAGCATCGTCGTCCGACACAAGTCGGAGAGACGACTGCTTGGTGGACCGCTCAAGGCGAAGTTCGTCGGCGGTCGATTCGTCCGTGACCGCAAGGCGGAGGAACTGCATAGGGTGTCCGAATGATCGAGGTCGAAACACTCGACTCCGTTCAGTTGCTCATCATCAAGATCGACGACACATTGGCTGACATCGGAAGTGTTTCGATGGTTGAAGCCTCGAAGATGGTCGACGTTCTTCTCGACATGCGCCTGATGGTTTTGTCGATGCGCGAGTCTCGCCCTGAATAGGTTTCCACATTCGCTGTGGTAGGTGACGGGTTCAAGGGGCAGGCGGAAGCCTGCCCCTTACTCGTAGTTACGGACGCATCGACTGGTCGATGCCACGAAGGAATCGCCATGCGATACCAGCACTGACCATGAACAGGGGTCGCGGGGAAACCTCCCACACCTCCGCGTTGTTCAACGCGAGAAGAAGCGCGTATGCGATGATGCCCTCGATCGCCCCAGCGATAGCGAAGCCCAGCATCGCGGTTCCCATGACCGCGGAACCGTTGCTGACTTCGAGAACGATTTCGTCGTCTCCGTCATCAGCGCGTCGACGCTTTGCTGATCTGATTTGCTTCATTGTTTCTCCTTCAATATTTGGTGGACTCGCTGACGCGATATTTTAGTGATGTCCGCTATTTGTTGTAGGCTGAGCCGTCGAGATCGAAGTTCGACAACCTCCAAACGAAGGTAGGCTTTCCTTTTGCCACCTGGTTTGCGTGGCTCCCAGGACCACCCTGGGATCTGCTCAAGGATCTCGATCTGTTCGGAAGTTAGAAGCCCCGCTTTCTTGCGTCGTCGAATGTATCCGACCCAATGTCCGAGTTGCGCGTGCGCGTAGGGGACGTCGGCGTGTCCGTGTTTGGTGGCGTACTGCGCGAGTTGGTGGGTGCGCGTAGAGAATGTGTTGCGTGGCATAGGTGGATAGTAGCAGTCCACGGTGGGAATATGTATGATTTGACAGGGCTATTGGTGTGTGATAGTATTCGTTCGTGGGGCTGCTGCCGTCCCCCCCTGGCGCACCCCACCGTCCCTCTGCCGGTTTTTCCTTCTTTCTACGGCAGAGGGACTTTTACTTTTATTCAGAAAGAAAATAGACATGGAAAGAAAGGAAAGCAATGACAACCATCAAATGCGACTGCGGTTCCAGCGACCTGTTGGTAACCGACAAAGGGTTCCGTCGGGACACCGGCGAGCCGTGGACTGAATACGAATGTCAAGAATGCGGTTCGATGTTCTTTGTTGATGAAGGAGAGGAAAAGCAATGACAAAATACAATCACGCCTACACACTGGGTTTTGCTGTTAGTGGTGCCATCTACAGCGACCCCACCGAGACACTTGAAAAAGAGGTGGACAAGGTGATCGAAGCATTGTTGCTCCGAGTCGCCGAACTCATCGCCAACAAGCAGGAATACATGGAAGCCCTTGAGGGCTTTGACACCTTTGAGGAGGACTGATGTACGAAAAACTGACAACCGAAGAGATGACTGAGGTCGTCTCGAAGATCAACCACATCCATGATGCGTTCAGAATCATCCGCGCTCTCGAAGTCAAGTTCGAGTTCGTCAGCACTCTCGTCACCCGAGGAGATGTTGACGGGGAGTTCGCCGAGGCTTGGGAGTTCGATGGTCCTGGCCGTCGTGACATGACCGATGATGAATGGGAGAAGTTCACCCAGGAATGGTTCTGGCGCAAGGGTCATTCCGAGGTCATGTGGGAGGGAGTCGTTGAAGCGATCCGTTGGGATTTGCGTGAGGCGAACCTTCTGCCAGCCACCGCAGTCGTCGAGTGATTTGACAGCAACAGCAGGTAACTGCTAGAATCAGTTTCGTAGCCCTGGGGTTTCCACGTTCCCCAGGGCTACGCATTAAACCTAAACCGTTTTTAGAAAGGAAACCACAGCAAAATGAAAGACAATCTACCTACACTTATTTACGCCGTTAAAAAGATTGGCTACACAGCAACATCGTTGGTCGATCTCGACAACGACGAAGAAGTGACGTTGCAAAACATGGTTGAGATGGCGTTGGAATACGCCAGCGAAGACCTCAATGACTCCACCATCAGCCACTACCTGATCGCCGAATACCATGACGAGTCAGGCAAGACAATCAAAACCGAAGAGTACGACTGGGAAGGAAAACTCATTGGAACAAAGGAGGATCACACTGTGATCGACGATTCAAACCTCATCCAAAACGACGGTGAGTTCACCGTCTCTCTCGGACCGGACTATGTTGATCCGGACGCCTACGGCTCATACGTTTGTGCTGTAGCAAACGACTTCCGCACGATGCACGTCGTTGCGTTGAACGGCAAGGATGACCCGGTGTTCCAGGTCCTCGACGACCAGGGCGCGCCCATCCATCCGTTCTATCCGACTCTCAACCTGGCGATCATCGCCGCGAAGGGTTGGTTGTCGTGAAGTGGGCAGTGAAGGCAGCGCGGGCATACTCGATGTGCCCGCGCTGTCTTGGGGCCATCCCCAACGCAGCGCATCCGGGTGCATATCCGGGTGCGCTGAGCCGTACAGATAACAAGACAGAGATTTGCTCCGACTGTGGAGTGAAAGAAGCGATGGAGTTTTTTGCCGTCGGACAACCAGCACCCCAGGAGAAATGGGGTATTACAAAAAGGAATAGGAATCACCATGGGAATTGAGCACAGCAATAACGACTATTCGGATGACCCGGATGTTTTGGCTGAGGTTGCCTCAGGCGAATTGACTGCTTTGATCATGTTCGTTGATAAGGAAATTATGAGCGATGATCCGGGGCCGATGATTCACCCGACGCTTGACGAGAAGCGCGTGATCGTGACTTTGAACAAGTCGATCTTCGATGAGCGCGTGAGCATCATGGCGGAGGCGTTCCGGGAGCGCGTGCCGGAAGATGTGATGGACTTCGAGGCTTTGACTCGACGGTGTACACATGAATTGGCGAGTTCGATGCTGGGGAAGACTCTTGAGGTGCTCGACGAGTACTATGCTGTGAACGGCATGAGTCACTTAGCAGAGAAAGACGAGTGAGTGGAGACAGCGAATCCGACGACGTGGAATGAGGCTGCAGAAATATCTGCCTCCTACATTTATTCAATTGTTAGGGATAAGCCGAAGATCAATGTTGGGATGCTTCGTACCGCCCACAACAAATTCATTGATGAACATTTCAAAGATCCGAATGGTCCAGTGATGATTGCGTTGTGGGCGAGTACCGGGGCTTCCGCCCTTGAACTCGCAACCAAAACGGATAACAGTATTTCAAAAACAATACTGGTCAAGACGCTTTGCAAAAAGCAACATGATTACGGTGTGCATAACATCCTTCGCTTCGGCCAACAAGGTTTACTTATTCGCGTGTGGGATAAAATTTCCCGACTCGAAAACCTCGAACGCAAAACGAAAAATCCACAAGTTGCCAACGAATCTCAAATTGATACAATGCTTGACATAGCGGGATACGCTACGATAGGTATCATGCTTGAACGAGGCTGGTTCCGGCTCCCCCTCACAGGGTAGCGGCCTCCACATATACGGAACATGCTGCTCGACGCGGCGACGGAAGGAATGGGTGGGACCGCCAGCATCCGTCAACAAACACTTCGTCGAGGACTGGTGCAACTCCAGCGCGGTCGCAAGGTTAGGGACCTTGCACCTTTTGCTCCGAACGAGTGCTTGCTCATTATACGGTAGTGAAAGAAAGCCCCCAACTACCTTCCTGGCCTCGTTGCCTGTGGGGGTAGGGGGGCCTTTTGTCCAAACTCGGCTGCTATTGCCGGTAGTAACCTGGCGGTGTAGTGCCCACGGTGAGCACAAGACGAAACCTGTAAGATGCTTGGCCTGAACCTGGAGGATAGGGTGAACGATGAAGAGCAACTGGAATTGTTTGAGATTCCGAAAGTTGAAGTTGTTGGGGAACTTCCGAAGCGCGTGAATTCGCGTGAAGGTACGAAAGCGAAAGAGCGCGTACCTTTGGGGGATGTTCTAGAAGTTTTTAATGTGTGGGTGGATTTGTTTCATCCACGGGGTCGTAGTCATGTTCTTCTCACGGCGAAGAGGCATCAGCGGATCGCTTCTGCGATTGAGGTGTACGGTGTGCGTATGTGCACGCTTGCTGTTCAGGGTTGCGCGTTGTCTGATTGGCATATGGGTGCGAACCCTCAAGGCAAACAATATACTGATTTGTCTTTGATTTTCAGGGATCACGATCGTGTCTCAAAGTTCATCAGCCTTGCGCTTTACAGCGGCAAGGGTGCGATGCAGGAGTTTTTGGAGGAGACGTCGTGACCAACGAAGAGACAGTGAAGATCGTGGACAAAGTGTGTTCGGCATGGAACCAGATGCTGACATTGGCCGCGAAAAAGGACATGTACGTCACGTGGTTTCATCTTCTCAAGGACATCGACTTCGACGACGCGAACAGAGTGATCGACGATCTGATCATCGAGGACGAGAGGTTCATGCCGCGCGTCGGTACGGTGCGCAGAAGAGTGTTGAGTGCGCAGATCGGAGCCCCGCCTGAGCCGATCGTCGCTTGGCAGCAGATGCGCGTGGCTGCTGATTCGATTGGATCTGGAGTGGATTCGTTTGATATACATGAGTTAGTGCGCGTGACTATCGGTAGACTGGGTGGTGCGAGCGCGTTGGCTTTGCATACGAATGGGGACCGTGAGGCGTTCTTCACGGTGTACAAATCAGTGGTTGCAGAATGGGAGAGAAAGAACTATGGCGTCACCGGAAGTCGATAATTTTCTTGAGCGGCTGAGTGGTGTACGTAAAGACGGATCTGGTTGGATGGCGCGCTGCCCGTGCCGTGACGATGACAAGAATCCTTCTCTTCATGTAGCGGAAGGCGATGATGGGCGCGTGCTCGTGACATGTCATCGCGGGTCTCCGTGTTCTGTGGAGGAGATCTGCCGGTCGGTGCATCTTGAGGTGAAGGATCTGATGCCGCCGCCGGAACCGAAACAGCCACGGCTTACACTTGTCAAGACTTACGATTATTATGATGCGTCTGGGACGTTGCTGTTTCAGAAGCAACGGTTTACAGATGAGTTCGGGAAGAAAACGTTCCGGCAGCGAAAGCCCGATGGGCGCGGCGGATGGACGTACAGTCTCGGTGACACTCCAAAAGTTTTATATAACTTGCCGAAGGTTCTTCTGGCGAAGGCTGAGGGGAAGTTTATTTGGGTAACTGAGGGGGAGAAGGATGCAGATGCTGTGTCCGCCCTTGGTGAGGTTGCGACGACGATGCCGAATGGTGCGGGGTCGTGGGCGAAGATTCATACGGAGGCTTTGGCTGGCGCCGACATCGGCATTATTGCTGACAACGATAAGGCTGGGTTGGAGCACGCCGTTGACGTGTACCGGAAGTTGATCGCAGCGGGCTCTACGGTGAGCATATATCGCCCTCCTGACGGAGTTAAAGATGTCGCGGACCTTCTGGGCCTAGGCAAATCTTTAGGACACCTGGAGGACCTGGATCCTGACGAGGTTCAGGTTGAGGAAGTTGAGGCGGATCCGTTCGACGACGTCCTCGTCAAGATAACGAAGTTGGCAGAAAATACCAGATTTACTGTGCAGCAGAAGTTGACGCGTGCTCTCGACGTGTTGAGCCGGGTGCAGTTCGGGGAACCGGCGTTCGAGGACAACGGAACTCTGGTCGACTGGCAGGATTTCCTTGACGAAGATTTTAACGATGAGTATGACTGGCTGATTCCGGGGGTGTTGGAGCGCCAGGAGCGCGTGATCATCGTGGCGGCTGAAGGTGTTGGTAAGACGATGTTGGCGCGGCAGGTTGCGATTTGTTCTGCGGCTGGCATTCATCCGTTCACTCGATCACGGATGGAACCAATCAGAACACTAACTATTGACCTTGAGAACCCTGCGCGTATCATTCGTAGAACCTCAGCAAAAATTATGGCGCAGGCGCGTGAGTTCAAGCGCGTGGACAAGGTGGATGCGCATCTTCTGATCAAGCCTGCGGGTTTGGATTTGTTGAGTAGTAAGGATCGGGTTCTGGTTGAGGATGTGGTGGATCGCATCCAACCAGATTTGATTTGCATTGGTCCGTTGTATAAAGCGTTTGTTGATCCGGGTGGGCGGACGAGTGAGTCGGTGGCAATCGAAGTCGCAAAATACCTGGACACTATAAGGTCTAACTACAATTGTGGTTTGTGGATGGAGCATCACGCCCCTCTCGGCTCCACGGTAGGCGGAAGAGATCTTCGTCCTTTCGGTTCCGCGGTCTGGTCCCGGTGGCCCGAATTTGGTTTAGCGCTAGAACCAGATCCAACAGCAGAAGAACGATATACTTATATTGTGAAAAACTTTCGTGGAGAACGCGACGTCCGCAACTGGCCCACAAAAATGCAGCGCGACACAGTGTTTCCATTCAAGGTGCTCGAATACAAAGAAACCAAAATATGAGTAAAGGTTTATCCAGAGAATTTATTGCGGAGCGAGATACTCGCATCCTCAAAATGAGGCAAGCCGGAATCTCCGTCACAGAAATCGCCAGACGGTTCGGCATCACGGTAAGCGCATGTAACGCCGCGATCCAACGCCAACTCCAAAAACTCAACCGCGAAGCCCTCATGGCCTACCCAGAAGTGCTCCGCATGGAACTCGAACGCCTCGATACCCTCCAACAGTCCATCTGGCCCCTCACCCAACATAGGAAGGTCACACTCCCAGATGGCACGGAGACCACCGTAGAACCCGATCTGAAGGCCATTCAACAGGTGTTGGCCATCATGGACCGGCGGGCGAAACTTTTAGGAATGGAACAAACCAACATTTCGGTCACCATGGAACCCGCCGAATCCCCACAAAGAGCCGTTCTTGCTGGGGCGGCACCCATCGAAATTTCGAAACATTCCCCAGAAGAAGAAGCCCGACAACTGTTGGAGTTGATGGGCGCGTCCGGAGTGCTGCCAGACACGGTCGTCCAGGACATTCTCAAGCAGCCGATACAGTTGGAAGCCCCGTCAACAGAAGTCGGGGTCGAGCCCCGCAAGGAGTAGTGCGCGTGTCAACAGAGGACAATCTGGTTCCTGCGGTAAACAAAGTCGCAGAAACACTAAAAATGACGCGGTCTTCAAACACCGGTACGAAGGCTGGTTCTCCGGCATCGAAACAGGTTCTGATCCGCGCGTCAGAAGAAGATCACGCCCGGTGGAAAGAAGCCGCAGAAAAATCGGGTGTCACATTAAGCGAATATATTCGAGACGTCCTGAACGGTGCTTCCAAAGAAGATTTGGATTGCATCCATCCGCTCGAATACAGACGCTGGAATTTGCGTACAGAAAAATGTTTAAAATGTGGCGCAAAAATTCGGTAAAAAACCCCCAAAAAAACTGGAAAAAAATCTCAGAAAAAAATAGCAAAATGGACATCCTCCTCCTCACCATCTTCCTCATCACATCCATCCACATCATCAACAGAATCACAAAACCAAAATGAACAGACCAGGACGCAAACCCACACACACCCCCACACTCACAATCAAACTCCCCCCACCCATCAAAAAACATCTCATCGAAGTCGCCGAAAACAACGACATGAGCATCACCGAATATTTAATCACGCTCATCGAACGCGACGCAGGCCAACCCATCCAATGACACGCCCACCCCAACCAGCCACCACCACCGGCCCCACCTACATCCAAATACGACTACCAGGCTGGCTCAAAAACAAAATCATCCAAGAAGCCCAACACCAAAACACAACACTTAACACCTACATCATCACAGCCCTAACAGCAGCCATCAACAACCAACACCAAACACCCCAACCCCCACAAGCAACCCAACCCCTACCAACCACAACCCACCAAATCCGCGCCTACATCACCGGACAAAAACTCACCGGCCCCTGCGGCAAAACCGACTGCACCGCCCAAACCAACAACTACAACACCGACAAACACACCCAATTCTGCACAACCTGCGGAATCAGAATAGTATAGTTATACACGCACCCCTGCTCGCCTCGGCGTCCAGGTTCAGACATCAAAAGATGTCTTTGACATAGGGCTGGGCCGAACCTAAGTTCGGGGAACCGGTCCGCACCCCAAACCCCGGAACCATCCCTGCTGCAGCAAATGACCGGGGTTTCGGCTTTCACCCCCACCATCACCTAACCACAGGCACACACGCCTCCCCCACACCCTCCAACAACCGACCCAAATCCTCCACCCGAACAAACCCATCCCCACCCACACCATACGTGTAACCCCACGAATTCCGCCACCGCACCACAAACTCCCTACGACCCCGCAAACCACCAAACCTACGCACCCCAAAACCAGTCGCCAAAATAGCGTGCCCACCCACCTTCTCGCCAGACACAGACACTAGACCACCCAACCCAGTCGAATACATCCCCTCAAACCACGGCACCCCCAACACGACAGGCCCCACAAAAGCCAGCGCATCCAACACCTCTTCCACACTGAACGCCCACCGGTACTCCGAAACAAACCCGCCCAACTTCAACACTTTCGCTCCGGCTAAGACGCTAGTCCCCTCATACGCCTCACCTTCCCATTCGTCAACCTTCTGCGCAGACCGATACAGGTTCAACGCGAAATCGTTTGACGGTTGGGGGAGAACGATCGTGGACGGTTTGGCGAGCAGTTTGTTTGTCCAGGCGTATCCGACGCAGGCGCCTTCGCGGCCTTGGTCGAGTTTTTCTTTGGGGGATCCCCACCAGATTGCTGTGGGTCTTTTCTTTTCGGGGATGATTGCTGTTATCGGGTAGTTTAGGGATCGTTCGTCGTGGCGGGATACCCAGTCGAGTGTGTGCATTGGCCTATTTTAGCAGGTGGTTAGTCTCCCCACATTTGGGCGATGGTGGGTTTGGTGGGTTTGATTCCTAGTTGGCGTTGTTTGGCTGCTAGTTGTCTGGGGGTGAGTCCTGCCCATACTCCGTGCATGTCTGCTGGTGGGTATTGGAGTGCGTAGTTGAGGCATTGGGGTTTGACTGGGCAGGTTTTGCAGATTTTGCGTGCTTCGGTGATGTAGGTGATGTCTTTGTATTCTTTGGGGAACATTTGGTTTGTTTTGTTTTTGCAGTTGGCGTGGTTCATCCATGTGTTGTTTGTCATTTGTTGTGTGTATTTCGGTGTGGTGGGTGGGGTTTGGTTTGTTTTGTTGTTGTTATGTTGGTGTGTGTTGGGTGGTTTTGAGGATCCAGGGTTTGGGGATGGTGATGCCGTGGGCGAGGTGGGTTTCGTTGATGAGGGCGACGATGGTGATGTGGGTGTCGGTTTGTTTCCAGAGGTAGCCGATGCTGATGGTGGGGGCGGGTTGGTGTTGGTCGGCTTCTTCGGGGGTGGCCCAGTCGTTTCCTCCGAGTGATTCGGCGTCGTGCCAGATGATTTCGATGATGGGGAGGTGGGGTTTGTTTTGTAGGGCTTTTTGGATGATTTTTTTGGGGTTGTGTGTGGGTTTCATGGTGTTTAGAGGAGGTGTAGGTTGCCCCATCCGTTTGGGTGGGTGGTGAGGGTGAGGGTTCCTGGTCGGGTTTTGACTCCTTTTGAGTCTGTGAAGTAGTCTCCGACGTTGGTGAGGGAGGGGCATATGAGGAGTGTTCTTCCTTCTTGTTCTTTGATGTTGAGGTGGTGGTAGTGGCCGGTGATGAGGATGTCGGCGTCTGCGATGCCTGGGTAGCCTCTTCCCATGGATTGGTCTTTCCACCAGTTCCATACTCCGTTGAGTGCTCCTCCTGAGGGGCGGGTGACGTGGCCGTGGGTTAGGCCGAGAATAATGCCGTTTAGATTTAGAGAAAGCGCCACCTCGTCGCGTGACAATCTGAAACCTATATGGCCGTAGGCGTCTGGGTTGACGGAAAGGATTTCGGCTACTTGTTCGAATACCGCCACATCATCGTTGTCGTGAACTGATGTGATGCTTTTGCCGTTCTGACGGTTTTCGCCGTGGTTTCCTGGCACTGCCGCTACCGTAATTTTTTGGGCGTGAGGGGCGACGGACATGAGGATGTCTCGCACCCCGCGGCGCACCAGTTTCGTTTGGTCTCTGCGGTCCAGTTGGACACGGAACTGTTGGGCAGGGTAATGTCCGCAGGTGCCTTCGACCAGATCCCCTAAGCCGAGGATGACTACTTCTCCGATGTCTACCCCGGTTTTTCGGAGTTGTTTGATGCGTTCGGGGATGGTGTCAACGAGGTCGGAGATGGCTTGTGCTTGTGCTTCGATGCCGCCACCATCACAGTTCCCCACCTGCCAGTCGGACAGAGCAACAACAAAAGTGTGTTCCCCGGTGGGGGCTTCCTTCTTCGGTGGACGAGCCTTCCGGACAGCCTGATATACATCCTCTGGGATCAGATTCCCGGACTTGAACTTCCGTCGGATCTGCGCCTTGAACGAATACAGGATCGCACTGTACGCAGGGTCATCCGGATGGTCTTTCTTCCATCCGTCATAGGAACACCATTTAAGGGTGTCACCAACAACTTCAAATTCGTTTGGATTTAAACCTCGTGAGAGGAGAATGTCATCCCACTCAGACGGAGCCGAATCCAAAGGTCCAGTCGTGATTTCCCCATTCGCGCCATCCCACACCACACCAGGCTGCCAACCAGCCGGATATACCTTCTCCTTACGCCCATCAGCAACCTGCTGACCCTCAATGGCGGCGAGTCGATCTGACAAACTCATGCGCCCACCGCCCGACACCGACAATGCCCATTGCGATGATTCGAAAGAGAATCCCGTGCAATTTTGAATCCCTCGTTCCTAAGTTCCCGGTGAATGGTGATTGTGGAAACTTTGCTATTTAGAACTCGCGTAAAAGTCTCTGCCGTCACCTCATCCAATTCAGCGATTATCCTTGACACAGGACATCCGGCCGAGGCTTCTGATGACTCCAACTTCTCTAACCGATCATTAAGGGACATCAGCGTCCTTTCCTGTGTCGTCACCCGTGCAACGGCACATGTCGTTCAAGTATACTCTATGAACAATGCCTCAAAATGTCCAGCATCCCCACACAGGAAAAAAGGAACACATTTTACTTAAACCTCTGGAGCGGATTCTGGAGAACGCCGCCGCCCCACAAGAAGCCGCCGACCAAATCCTGTCAATGCTTTCCGAAAGAGGACTCATCCAATACGCCCCAGAAGGAACACTCAGTCTCCTGTCCGCGGCCGGGCGTGTCCTCGTCTGCCTGCTCGAAAACCCAGGTACAACAATCCGAGAAGTAGCCGTCAGGCTCGGAATCACCGAAGCAAACGTTGGCCGAAGCGTCACCCAACTCGCCGAATCTAACCTCATAGCAAGAACAAAAGTTGGGACCAAATACAACTACACATTCAACGAAAACGAACTCGAAAAACACCCTGATATACGCCGCTTCTACTACGCCATAAAACTCAGAACAGACCTCGATACCGCACACAAAAAACTCACAGACCGTATAATGAACCAATGAGCGAACACATCGAAGAACAAAAAACGGAAGAACTATCCTTCGTCGACTACGCAAAAATGTTCCACGAGGACACCGTCCGTCACAACGAGATCCTGCTTAAAGCCTCAATCGGCACAGCAGAAAGAATGTATAGCACCCTCAAAAGAATCTCAGAAGAACGCTACGAACAAGACGTTCTCCTCATCCGAGCCGTAGAACTCCTCGCCCACATCGTCAACCATGCCACCCCAACCAAGCATGGCCTCACAGAAGAGTTCATCGAAACGGTCAAGCAATATCTAGAAGAACTCAAATAAAAGAAGTATAATAAAGGAATGGACAGCGGAGAATCCATCAACCGGCCCTGCTTCACGGCGGGCAACAAATGCTCCGACTGCGACGGCAACCCAAATTCGTGTTCAAAAAACTTCTGCTTCGACCTAGGCATCAAACCAGACGTTGAGCCCAGCAAAGAACAACTCGAAGAACTGCACTACGCCCGCCTATCCAGACAAACAGAATGGATAAGAAAACAATACGGCTACACAAAAAAATCAGATTTTGTGCAGGCTGCCGTCGCCACCCTATTCTACGAAGCCAATGAAGAAAAACTATCCAGATACCTGTCCGAAGCAGTCTGGCAGATCGCGCACCTCGAACTTATAGTAAAACGCCTCACCGAAGACTACGCGGACATCGTCCTGCTAGCCGAACAAATGGGCGGAGCGCTTTCCACCCAGCGGAACATCAGCATGCACATCGCCCAAACGGTTCTTGCCGAATGGTACGCCTTCCACGACTGGCTATACGACGAACCAGACCTAGACGACGATCAAGACTGAGTTGCCCGCCACGACGAAAACATATCGTCGTCCACCGGGATCACCCACACCTGCATTTCGTCGACGTGACGTACATTGCCCTGCATGGACCAAGCCACCTGCATTGTTTCCGAAGGGCTACAGGAACCAACATTACAATCCAACCCATAAACTTGTAAAAAATAACAAACAATACAGTCTTGGACGTCCTCATTCCAGCATTCAGCAGACATGTCCCCCTGATTCGGACACTCCGTCATCACAACAGAAAGATCTGGCCCATTCAGCATTAGATAAATAACATGACCATCGTCATGCCAAACCTGGGTTTCGTCCATCAAATCAGCCGAACATCTTCTTCCAGGTAACTGGGCCGACAACACCGTCAGCAAGCAACCCGTTTCGGGTCTGCCAGTCCTTCACCCGACGCTCCGTAACGGAACCAAAATCTCCGTCCGGCGTAGCACCCACGACTGCCTGAACCAACTTTACAGAATCGCCCTTCGAACCCAACTTCAACGGAGTCCCAGGATAGGCAAAAACCAATACCGGTGTGGGCTGCGGCGACGGTATCACATTGACACCACTCTCATAGGCTAACACAGCCTGAGGAATATTGTCGCCCGCCACATACCGCCAATGCCACGGTTCCGACTGCAACTCAGCCGAAATGCCGTATCGTCCGGCGTTTGCCACAAGCCACTGCACCCACTGAGAACGGATCGCATCAGGAGCCGAATCGGTGTCATATTCTTCGGCAAGGTCGAGAGCCAATCCGAGCCCATGATTGGAATTCCCTGGGGTTGCGGCAGTGGCCGGATAGGAACCATTAATCAATTTCTTCACCCAATAGATAGACGAATAGCCGTGCCTTGTCGCCTCGCTCCACTGTTTACGATGCTGAGAAGGGGTTGCTGAAAATGTAGCCGACGAGGTTTCTTGATAGCGACTCAAAAAAAGGTTGAGTTGCTGCTGAAAGGTCCGATAGTGGCCGACCTGCCGTGGCTCAAAGCCGCCCTTGCGCATCTCTGCCAACATTGCTCGAAAGGCGCGGGCCGCGGTCTTCTCCATCAAAGCACCTGGGACGCCAATTTCTGTTAGCAAAGTTGACGGCAACTTTCCGTTCTCGACACCGTTAAGAGTTGATGGACGGACCAGGGGGACGATAGGCAAAGTGATCGACATGATGAACCTCCACAATAATTATACCCAAGGGGAGATGGTTTTGCTGGACTAGATGTCAGGTTTGTGGGCGACGCCACTCGGGAGGAAAATTTCCTTCTTGAAGATACAACGGAAAGGTGTCATCTATTTCAACAGGAATTAGTTTTTCACCTAACACATGGTAACCCTCATAATAAAGACGTTCACCCATATCTCGAATATACGACTGAACAGAATCTTCGGTGTGAGAAAAAGCGGCAGCCTTCTTCCGAATCATCTCCGGCCCACCAAGCCATGAAAAATGCCAGCCGCCACGAATCCGCGGAGCATATACACGGCAATTACGAAAATCAGTCATACTGATCTTGCGAACCAAACCCGCGCGAGCGACCACAGTCCCCTGCCAACTATCTGGATATCGCCAGTCAACTGCCATCGAATAAAAATCCTGATCGAAAACGCTGACGCCATCACCGACGAAACGCTCAAGGTTTTCCCCTATTGACAGCGGGACAATTTCGTCAACATCCCCATGCAAAATAATATCATTGTCAGAAAAACATTCCAAAGGTTTTATGATCGCTTCTCGCGACGCACGCTCCCGTTCCCACGGATTATCTGTCTCAGGCATATCAGCCTTCACATACAGAATCTGCTTCCAATATTTACGAAAACGATTCTTATTCTCCTCAAAAACAAGGGACTTGCGGACGCCCTGAAAAGTTACAGGAGATTCAACCAAAACAAACCAGTCAACAAAACCAGACATTTCAGCCAAACGGAACTCAAGCATGTCAAGTTCCCACCCGAAAAGAAAAGTATCAATAACCATTACAAAGCCGAAGTGAAGCGTCGGTCAATAACAAACATCAACTCGTCATTAATAGAATTTCGTCCAGGCACCCAACGCCTATCAATACAAAAACTATTCAATTTGAAATGATCTGGAACGCAGTCCGCAAGAATCGGAATCCAGTCAGCATGAGGGATATCTTCAACAACAAGAACTGAAGACTCAGACATTAGATAAGAATACTTGGAAACAAAAAACTTCTGTGACTCAAGAGAATGAGGCCCGTCATCAATCAAAACATCAAACTTTAAA